AGCAACTTCATTGGCCTTAACTTCCAATCCCTGTGCCACAGCATCCAAAGATTGATAAGTATTCGCCAACACTTCAACAGCGTCAGCGACTTTCATTAGGAGTTACTCCAGCCGTATTGATTGCCGCGAGGATGGATGGTGAACACAGCCTTGGCTTCTGCGCCGGGTTGCGCGTCAATTTGGAACTGAGACACACGACCATTAAAAGCATAAGCCACAGTATTCGTTCCATCATATGCCGCCACCACATAGGTACGATCTACCAGACCAGAATACGCATCAGCGCGAATCAACAACAGACCAGCATCGCTTGGATTCCATGCCGCCGTGATGGTCATGGATGTCGGTGCTGATTGCGTTGGGATTTTGTCACTTTGACGCGAGCCAGCAACCATGAAACTTGCTACTGCATCATCCTGACCAAACGCAGGGACTGCCTCAATCGTTGCTAATGCTGTGCCTGATGCGCCTGTACCGCCAGCGGTTGTGCCAACCAGCGTTGCAACTTGCGCTGTCCATACTGCCAAATTTGCAGTAGTAAATGGTGAAGCACTTGTCTGCATCCAAAACGATGCGACAAAGCCGGGTAAAACTTTTGATGGTAATGCCATTTGATTTTCTCCTTATGCCGAATTTGACCAGCCGTATTGACCAGAACGTGGGTGAATGCTGAATACAGCTTTAGCTTCTGCGCCGGGCTGTGCATCAATTTGAAACTGACTTACACGCGCATTAAAGGCGTAATACACCGTACCTGTACCATCGGTAGCCTGAACGATAAATGTGCGGTCAGTCAAGCCAGAATAGGCATCTGTGCGGATTTGTTGAATCACAGTATCGGATGGATTCCATGCCGCTGTAATCGTCATACTGGTTGGTGCGCTTTGTGTTGGGATTTTGTCCGATTGACGTGAACCCGCAACAGTAAAAGAAGCAACTGCATCATCTTGACCAAAAGCAGGAACTGCCTCGACCAAAACAGCATTGCTTGTAATGCACAAAGCTGAAACTGTGGCAACAGTTGCAAGCGCGGCATTTGATAATGCAGTTGGGGTTGCGCCCGGTTGCATAAACAATGAGGCCGTAAAGCCCGGTAAAACTTTTGATGGTAAAGGCATTTCGTTTCCTTCCGATTGATTGCTGAACGTGTTTTATGTTGGAATGTCAAGCGTACAGTCTAGAAAGACTTGCGCTAGTTTGTCTTCGTTGTCGTAACTGTTGTACAGCCATTGCACATCTGCTTTGGCAATCCAAAAGCCGTTGGTCGCACCACCAAACAAACCGCTAAACCCATGCAAGGATTGTAGTATCTGGTTAGAAATTGTGAAACCATCTTCTATGTTTTGCGTGAAAATACTAATTTGAAAAACTGGACGATCAATGCTTTTATTGTTTTGATTCTGTCCAGTAAAGACTTCTTGGTGAACATTTCTTAACATCCAAGTTACAAACTTTGGTTCAATGGCAAAGTTTCGGTTAAAAGTTGCGTACACAGGCACAGGCGTAACAATGCTTTGCAATTGATACTGAATTGCTTTGGCATATTGAACTGGATTCTGTTGTGTTGCCATTAGACAGCCGCCACAGGGTCATTGCGTACACACATCAACATAGCGGTCATGCGGTCATCTGCTTCACGCACGTTATCAATTCGCCAATCAAAACTGCGCCAAGTGATTGAATAAGCATTCTGGTTATCAATGATGATTTTTAAATTTGGCGTGTAGTTCAAAGTCATTTGCACAATGTCGGAATACACACGATATTTGTCGGCAATCTTTACATGGTTTGCTACAGAATGAACCCTTGCGCGAGTGTTAAACCATAGCGTTTGCGTTGTGCCTTGTTCACCAAAGTCACTTTTGCCAAACGACAAGGTGTTAACCGCAATGTTTTCAAACCGTGCGATTGCCATTTACATCACCAAAGGTTTGTAACTGCGAAGCAATGTAGCCACGCCAAAAGGTATTAGTTTTGAATTGCCATCAGTTGTGTCACTGCGGTTGTTGTACAAGTGAGTAAATAACAGTAATCCAGCTTGCTTAATAACTTGATATGCCGCAATTGGGTTGACAGGCGAAACATATTCACACATTACAGGGCTGGTCATATTGCTGTTTAAATCGCTTGGAAGCGTCTGCAAAACCACTTTGTTGCCTGAGTTGTCGTAATAGTAGGTCGCAGAATCAACGGTCGTTAAAACAGGCGGTGTAGCGTCATTCCAATATTTCACGTTGGTGATAGTCACTCCGCTTGCTGGTGTTGAATTGTTCTGCGATACCTCTGGCAAATCTAGTGATAAAGGTGTGCCATACAAACTTGCGCTGTTGTAATACACACGATAGCTTGTCGCAAAAATGCTCATGCCCAAATAATCTTCAATGGCTTGGCGTGTTGCAATTTCCAAACCACTTAAATAAGTGTCTTGGCTTGTGTCATCAAACAGGTTAAGTTGTTGGCGTATTTCAGCCAACGTCAACCATGCTGTTGCGTTATCCCGCGCAATCTGTTCAATCTTTTCGTAATTGAATGGATTGCGAGTCGGCGCACCAATGTTTAAATAACCAAGTTGGTCAACAGGCATGATTAGACACCAACTAAACGAATGCCAGCAAATGGGTCGCGCACTGTACTTACAAGACGTTTTTCTGCATACAGGGTTATGAAACCGGGCGATGTTTGATCAAATGCCTGAATAGTCATTTCCTCAACATCAGCAATGGTCACAAAATTAGGCCAATTAGCCAAATAAATGCTGAAGTTTCCATTGCCAACAAGTTGCATATATGGATTTGGAATCACAGGAAATCCAAAAATATAAACAACTGAACCACCATCACCATCACCAACTTCAGCAAATTGTTTAATTGCCGAACCGCCTAAATTACGCAAATTATGAATAGTCTGCGGGTGCATCATCCATGCTGTGCCGGGTAATGTCCAATATTGCGCGGGAAACAAACGCGCCATGTCGGTAATGTCGCCGTAAGCAATAGCCGCCGCCGCTTGACTAAATGTTGCAATGCTGTGAATGCCGTTTGTAATTGCTGTGCCGCTTGAGCCATAAGCAGAAGCAGATGCAGTTGTGTACATATTTAAACCGCGCAAACCACTTGTGCCGCCTGTGGTGGTGGTAGTCGTTCCAGATTGGTCGTTATTAAGAATCATAGATGCCGCTTCAGTAGCGCCAAATTCCTGCGCTAAATCTGAAACCAATGTTTCATTTAAGTAATTTACATCTGTCAAAACCGCAGAACGAATTGGCAATTGTGCCGTAATCACGCGAGTTGGCAACTGCCAAATAGTTGTATCTGTTGCGGGTGTACCGCTATCAGCCGTAAATGTATAACCCCAAGGGTTTGTTTGATTTGTTGCATTACCTGTCTTGCCAACAAATTGAACCGCGCTTGTGCCGCTACTTTTAATAATTCGTGCCGCTTGACGAATAGGATTTGCAAACCGCAAAGCCGCAAATGCGTCATCAAATAAAGTGATACCACCAACATTGTTGCCCGAACCTGTAATGGCAGATGCTTCGGTCAAATCAATATTGACTTTATCGCCTGTTTCTAAAGTCTGTTTAATGCCTGTCAGAATTCGTTCAGTAATGCTCATGGTGTTTCCAATTTGGGTTGCAGAAAAAAGGGTGGAGGTTTTTTGCCCCCACCCAAGGCAACGATTAGGTTGATGTGCCAGTTGAACGATAGCGAACACCAGCATTAGGGTCACGAACTGATGTAGCCAAACGCTTTTCACCATAGAACGTGATGTAACCCGGCGCTGTTTGATCGTAACGGCGCATAACCATGTTCAAACGATCAATGATCGTGTGGAAACGTGACCAATCAGCAAAGTACATTGGGTACAAGCTGTTAGTTCCAGCAGAACCAGATGATGTTTGTGATGGTGTATCCAAATACTTATTCATCACAACATCAAAACCCAACATTTGACCAATGATGCCATCAGGATTCAGTGATTCAACTGAATTGAAGATTGGACGACCATTAGTGTCTTGCAAGCCACGGATTGCTTGTGCCAAAACTGGATTAACCATGAATTTGGCATTGGATGTCCAATATTGTTGTGGCAAAGCATAAATCAAGTTGATTACGTCTTTGTAAACAATGCTGTTTGCGCCAACAGTATTTGCATTGGAAGTTAACTGGTCATAAGTTGCCAAGCTGTGTAAGCCTGTGGTTGAACCTGTACCAGATGTACCAAATGCCGCCGCTGATGTTGTGCCGCCTGTATAGCTGGAATTTGCACCACCATATTGGTCAAGGCCACGCAGACCATTAGAACCACCATAAGGCAATGATGTTGCACCTTGGTCGTTATTTTGAATCATGCTCAATGCTTCTGATTGTGCAAATTCAGCCAACATATCATCAACTACGTTTGCCTCCAGACCATCAATGTCATCCAATGCCGCAGTACGGATTGGAAATTGCACGTTCAAATCTTGCAAAACTAATTGCCAAATTGAAGTATCTTCAGTTGTTGGTGAGCCGTTGTTCTGAATGCTGTAACCCCAAGCCGCACCAGCATTGCCAGTTTTGACACGGAATTGATAGCTTGAACCATCAGTTGCAACAGTGCGAGAAATGCCACGCATGGGGTTAGCCAAACGCAAAGCAACAAACACAGGGTCATAACCTGTACGACCACCTTGATTGTTACCGCCACCAGTTAATGCTGATGCTTCTTTTAAGTAAGCGTCATATTGACTTTCATCTGCAAACATTTTCAATTCTTTTTCAACATTGCGACCGCCTTTGTAGTAGGTAGCAATTTGTTCTTTAACTGAACGATTTACATCATCACGAACAGTTTTTGCTGGTGCGCGAATGATTGCTGGTGCTTGCACTGTTGCAATTTTTGCTTCCAATGCGGCAATTTTTTCTGTCATTTCTACCTTAACAGCTTCCACTGCTTCAGGAATTTTTGCTTCTACTGCTTGGACTGCTTCAAGTTGTTTAACTTCGATAGCATCCAGTTTTTCAAGGATGGCTTGAGACATGATTAACCTTTCAATCGTTTATCTAGGAGTTTTGACAATTCACGCATTTCTAATGCTTTGAGGATGTCAGTTTCTTCGGTCACATCCACATCGGAGTCGCTCAGTTGTGGCGCATTTTCAATTGGGGTTTGGATTACTTCACGCAATTCCAAAACCTTTTTGAAGACAGATGCGGAGGTGACCGCATCTTTTTTAGAAATCCCTGCTTCGCGCAGAGCCTTTTCCAAATTCTTTAAATTTGCAGAACCATCTTCACGGAAATATTCCAGCTTAGAAACTTCTGCATTTGGGTTGTTTGGGTACATTACCACGCTGACTTCACGCAAGCCGCCTTTAGTAATTTGAAAATATCCATCTTCATATGGGTCATCACTACCAACAGTCATTGGAGTTCCATCTTCTTTGACCCATTGATACTCTTCGGCGTATGCACCAACCGAAACACCGCCAAACATATTTGGACTTTCAGTCATGATTTGATACAAATCAGAACCAGAAGTTGTATTCATATACAACCGACCTTTTGCGGTCATGCCTTCATCATCAAATTCAAAACTATGCCATTCGCCAACAGGCATTGAGTCAGCAGCGTGATTTAAAAACATTGGCAATGGCTTGCCTTCTGCGCTGAATGATTTAGCCCAACCCATAAAACCTTCAGGCTGATAATTGAATTTGCGACCATCTGCGCCTTCTCGTGCGCCCCATGTGGTGACTCGCGCTTCAATCTTGCCAGTTGGTTCTTGATTTGCGTCCTGTGTTTCTGTTACCAGTTTCGCTTCGCAAACCATCATCAAGTTTTTTGTCATGAATTACCTCATCGACTTTTGTTTGGTCAATGTCTTGTATTGTTTTGGGCGGTCTACCACGTAAGGGTTTACCTCTTGGTTTGTAATCGTGTAAATATGCTACCACTTTTTTAAAAATGGCATCCATTTTTATTTACCAATGTTCATTTTACGAGTTTGGTTTCCACCGCCGCCGCCTGTATCTTGCGGGCTTGAGCCAGCAAGAGGTTCTGATTTTTTGGGATTTTGCAATTCATCGCCACCCGCAATATTTGCTTGACCCAAATATTCTCGCGCCTCATTGGGTGTCATTATGCCTG